CTGAAGGTCTGTAAGTTTCTGCGCTTTTGCCAATGGCGATACATATTCAATATCTATGTCTTGACCTTGTAGTTGCTCCGGAGCAGCAGGGAGGAGGCCATTCCGGAGCAGCAACGCAAAAGACCGAGAGATTAGAGGCTGCAACAGTTCCGATTGCAACCTGCCTAAGACAGGTCCGAGAAGCCTCATTTTTTCCTCATTACGCTGCAACACCTCAGTCGCTGTCATGGCTGGGCCTTGTGACATAAGCAACTGATCAACATAAAATGCCTGGCGTATTGCGTTACGCCTTTGCTCTTCCATGTTTAAACCTAGTGGGTTATTTGCGCCGATCTGCAACGGCTCTAGTCTGTCTCTTGTGCCTGTACGAAAAAAGTTTAGTGCGCCTGGCGTTGTTCTTACCGGTAATACAAAACCATCATCCGGAACCATTAGCGGTGGGTCAATCTGTTTTTGAGCAGCACGTATTGTTGTCTCAGACATTTTGTTAACCATCTTAACATCTGGCAACGCATTCATAGCTGGAGATCTACCGTAAGTGCTTACACTGTCTTTAACAAAACGTGGAACCATAAACGGAAAATCATCGAAACCACTTTCTGACAACATAGATTTTGAATCAGCGTGATAATAAACAGATGCAATAGGTTTACCTTTAGCTAGTTTTGTTCTTGACTCACCCCTTGGAAAAACAACATGCACAATCTCATGTTCTTTGTGGGGATCATTTTTTATGTCTTTAGACATTTGCTGCGGTAATTTATCTTCGCCAAACCTTTGTGCTGCTGCACGAGCGCTCATTTTAAATTTTCTATACACTGTATCAACAAGGCCATTCGCGTCTTCAGCTACAGTTATCTCTGCAATGTGACGCGCAGAAAACCTAATGCCATCCTTGTCACCTTCAACCATTAAAGCAGCCGTACCAAAAACAACTAGGTCATAATATAACTCATGTATCTCTTGTTGAAAATTTGATCTGTTAAAAGCTTTATACATTTGATCCATGCATAGCTCTAACCACTCATTAGCCATGTCATCATTTTGTAATGCTGGATCACGGTATCGCATCGAGAACCAAGGGGAGCTAGGAGAAGTGAGCATACCATGCAAAGAGGACGAAAGAAGTTCTACAGCGTGTACGGCTGTACCGTCATAAATTAACTCAGTTCGCTTATCCCCTTGGGTTCTCTTCTTTGTGATGTCTGCTTTTCGCGGTAACATATAATCCGCAAGCTCTTGCCAATGTTTTTCCCAATTAGATCTTTGCGTCTGTAACGTCTTAAACCTACGGTCTAACTGTGCAATAAGCGGATTTACTTGTACCATTACATCATTCCAATACTATTCATTAAAGAAGGCTTTTTCTTTTTTTTATCTTTACCCATAGCTAAACCGCCATGTGTGCGCCCAGCCATTTTTTGGTTTAATCTTTCTAATGGATCAACAGTCATATCTGCGCGGCGTTTTGCTGGCTGCGATGACCGAGCCCCCATTTCACCAGCAATATTCTTTTTGCCGTACATCATGCAATCATTTTACCCATAAGAGATCTTTTTTTACGTGTAGGTGCTTCTGCTAACAGTCCTTGAGCAGTTGTTTTTACTGTACTGCGCCTACTTGTTTTTGCTGTACCTGCAACTTTCTTTTCAGCTTCTCCACCTGCTTCTGCTTCAATTTGAGCAGCTTCTGCTTCTCCACTAGCAGCAGTACCAATACCAACCTCTTCATCTTTTACAGGCGCTTGCACTTCACCAGTTACCATTCCTGGCGCTTCCGGAACTTCTGGTGCTTCAGCTACAGCCGGTATTTCTGGTGTTGGCGTAGGCGCTGGAGCCGAACTATCATCAGAAGCAGGTCTACCAAATATATCTTTTCCAATATTTTTCATAGCTTCTTGAGATCTTGCAGCCCTATCTTCTAGATCACGAAAGTATGCTTGGTTTTTAGGTTTCATACCTAAATCCATTTGTATATCATCAAGCGCTGAATTTTTTGGCGCTGAAGAACCAGAAAATTTTCCAGTGTCTATGTCTTGCTTTTGACTTGGCGTTGGCCCACTACAAAAACCACCCATTATATTAAATCCTTCTGCATAGAAAGTCCTACCGGACTATAACCCAGGCGCTGCAATAGTAACGCGCCCCTTTCACTATTTATGCCAGATGTTGCCCCAGTACAAATATTTACCGCACCAACACCTCGCGCCCATTCTTCAAACATCTTCATCAACCGCACCCCCACCATGCCGCCTCGATACTCAGGGATAACATACCAGATATAATCACCTGCGACTAGTGTTTTTGAATATGGGTAGTAATAGGCCATTCCTACAAGACATCCAACTAATAAATCATTATCCCATGCAGTAAATATATCACTGTCATCTGTATCAATTCTTTCTTCTATCCATTGTTGCATTCTATCAAAATCAAATGTTGCAAATTTTTGCCAGCTTTTCGACTGAAACATTGCACAAACTTCTGTTACCTCAGCAGCGTCAGTATACCTGGCAATCTTATATTTAAGCTGCGAACGGATCATAATCTGACATTGCTTGCATCTGTGGAGCCCTCATTGTTGGCCCACTTTCCCTAAGACCTACAGCAAAATACCGAAATGCATCAGCCGCATGTGATGACCAATCATGCACCGGATTAGCCCTAAATGATCTTGTCCTATCATTATAAGACCTATGATACTGGCGCAAACACTCTAAACCCTGCTTGCACTTCTCACGATCAAACCACAACCTAGGTATCAACATCTGCGCCGCATGTATACCATCCTCTATAGGAAGCTTGGGAACCACCCTAAAATTTAATCCTAGATCCCAGGCTACTTCCCTTCGGCTCTTACCACTACCCAATTCACGCACCTCTATATCGTGCGGCGCATTATGCGTACCATATAAATAATTCTTAGAGTTAAGGATCTGACAGTAATGCGGCAAACCCTGATTTCTATTTTCATAATAATCTATAACATGCACAGCCCTGCCAACAGTCTGCGTATACCAAATCGATGTCGAGTCACCAATCCCAAGATCCCACCAGGTGTCTACCTTGTGCGCTGGATCATAAGGAACATTAGATACCCTGCCACTTGTTGTGGCCTCTTCTAACTCCTTGCCATAAATAGCACCTGGCACATTCGCATTCCAACTACACTCAAACTCCTGTTGATACTGATCATGGGTCATCATACCCCTGGCAGCTTCCAACTCTTCGTTATCCAATAAACCAGTCTCACTAGCCTTATACACCGCACTCAACCAATCCTCACTCGAAGAAGCTTGCTCATAATAATCATAGAAAGCATTATGACCTTTAGGCGTACCAACAAAGATACAAAACCCCTTACGATCAGATAATGCAGGACGTAACACTTCCGGAAATACATTCTCAGGCATGTCAGCAACCTCGTCCATGACACAACCATCTAAATATATACCACGTAAACTATCAGGGTTCTCAGCACCAAGTAAACTAATCCGAGCCCCAGTAGGTAAGTCACACCGCAATTCAGTCTCGTGAAACTTTACATTCGGTATGCCACCAGCAAAATGTTTTATATAATCCCAAGCTACATTCTTCGCCTGGCGATAGGTGGGGGCCATATAAGCATATCGGGGGGTAGTCTTACCAGAAACTAATGCATCCCTTAATAAATGATTAATAGCCCATACAGTCTTGCCAAACCTACGATGACATACAACAACACCCCACCGCTTTAACTGCATCTCATTGTGCAAAGACATCTGTAACGGCCTGGGCTCATACGGTATCTCAATATGCGTCAATGCTGCAATACCTCATCCTGATCCTCGTATATCAATATGCCGTTCTTCTCCAAGATAGCCTCGTACAAGTCCAAAAGCAATACCGCACACTCTAACTGCTCAGACGCACTGTCGCTACTCACAACGCCCCTACGTAGCTCTGTAAGGTGTCCAAGCATAGCATGCTGGTTAGGAGTTAAGTCAGAGTGGGTCACACTCCCTGCTCCGCAGGTATATTACGTGTATAGAAACGGCGGCAAAAATGTCGGGGGGTGGGGGGGGTGGTATGCTTAAAACGCATAGCAAATCCTATTTCGCATAATAAGTATTATGTTAACTCTTGGATATTGTGCAATCATTACAATCACTTAGTTGTTTTGCGAGCTATGCAGTTTTTGCAAACCACAAGATGTAGTGGTTGCCTTGTTTCAGATCTGCTTGGTTTACTATACATATTCAAATATACGAATGTATGAATTTCACGCGCGTAGATCGGACGCTCAGGATGTCTCTTACACACACAATACAACATCATTTACTCATCATCGATCTTGCTGGTCCTTCCGGTTTAAGCTCATCCATCATTGTATCAATCATAAGCTTTTGCTCATTTGTGTAGTAATTTTCATTCCATTGGTTAACAGCATAGCCACGGACAAACGCATCAAGTCTTGAGTACTCCATCCACTTATCAAAGCTACGTTGTTCACCATGCTTTGTTTTTGCAATCTCGTATGCTTGTTTGTCTACTAAGATTTGCTCAGGAGTTCTTGTTTGTTTAAGTTTGTTTCTTAGCTTTGCAAAGTTTTCGTTTACATATGGTGCGTTGTGCAGCATGTCACCGAGTATTGCATTTTCTAGTTCAACACCTTGCATTGATTGGTCAAACACTTCTATCAGCGGTTTACCTGTTGGACTATCCTCTGGATGATAAAACTCTAGCTTTCTTTGCCCAGCTACACCAGATTCTCTTTTGTCTGTTACTTCGATGTTTGCAAAGATAGGATACTTTGCTTTTAATCGTTGTTCAATTTCTTGGATACTATCGCTCATAATAACCTAGTGCTTAACCACAACGTCTTGTTCATCCTCTTCCAGCGCGTTGACTGCCACATCGCCACCTTGCCAGCTAATGGTAAACTGCTGTGATTGTGGCTGGTCTTCTTTCTTGTCACGTATACCGAACGGCTGGTTCCTGGCTGTTGTCCACTTCAGCGTATCTATCTCTAGTCTACGTCTATTGACCTCTGCATTGAGATGCCTGACATCACCATCTTCTGGTAAGGGCTCCATTGCTAGCTTGTTTATTCTATCGCTGTAAAACTCTGCCTGTAGTATGCGTCCACGCCTGTACAACTCAAACATGTCATCATCTCCAGCGACTGCTCTTGTTACTGCTCTGTATGTAGGCATGTTGTTATCGCTTGT